GACCTCTACCCGGCAATGGATCGTCACAACTTTGAAGTTGTGCACAAGACATTGGCGGCCGGTGGCGTCCCAGAGTATTACCGCAAGTTCTACTTCGTGATTGAAGTCGAGCCCGGTAAATCAGCGATCCCGTTGACTGATGCCGTGGCCGATCTGGCCATTGCGAGCAGCAACGCGTTCCTGACGTCTCTGCAGGCCTGGGAATCCTAAAGTAGCCTAGCCACCATTCGGTGAAAGTGGGCGCGAGCCCACCCGCTAGTCTATCAGGGATCCTCGGTTGATTGGAGAGTGTTTCCTGGCAACATGGGACATTTACAGGAGTTAATCCTGCTATGTCTAATTGCCATGGAAAGGAGTTGAGCGAGGTGTACGCGGCGATCTTTCGAGACGCAACGTACGCCTTCCCGACGCTGGAGGTTGAATTTGAGAGAGATCTCAATCGCCTCCTGAGTCTCGTGGAGCGAAGAGGAATCCACCTTTATTTGGTGGACCTCCCAGCTGTTGGCAAGCACTTTGATCGGTGCTTAGCCGGCGGCGAGTACATACCATCAGGATTACCTCTGACGAAGAGGTTTTCTGGTGGGGTAGTGATCCCGAAGTTTCTTCGGGGACTCTACCTACTCGTTTTTCACGAGACAGGTCGCCTGAAGGACGACTACAACGTTGAAGCCATCTTCTTCATAAGACAGATACTGTTCTTAATGAAGAAGGCTGACTTTACTTGTGACTCCAGCAAAATCGAGAACGAAGTTCTTGAGTTTGTTGAAGTTGACAGATCGCTCCCTGAACCCGATGGGTTTTGGGGATCGATCGAGACCGACCCTAACCAAGTGAGGTGCTACTATGAAGGTTTTTCAAAGTCGCAACTCTACAAGGGAAGGGTTGACTCTTTGGGTACAAGCAATTGTAACCAACTGTCAGCGTTCCTCACAAAATTTGACTCCGTGTCGAATTTTGTGTCTTCCGCGCTCGGATCTTACGATCCTCGCGTATGGAAGTTCAGGCACGGACCAGGTGCT